GCTTCATAGCCTGAATACCGCTTGAAAGTGCCGTTTTCTTGGTAGTTGAGTTCCTGAACGATCGTGCGCCCACCGGAGACAGGTTTAACCTTTCCCTTGGCGCGTAGTCGATAGAGCAGGGCATTGTTTTTTGTGACGTTATCTGCAAGTTTTCCTGTTCGGTTTCGCAGAGTCGTCGTCACGATTTCCGTCAACGCGGTTGACGGATTAATCAGTGCCATACATGACTCCTAAATTATATACGTCCTTGGGCCTCCGCAAAGGCTGCCTCAAGGTCTTCGCGTACAGAGGAATTAGGGTTAACAGTCGGTGCAGGGGATCCCCCTGGGCCTCCACGAACCGATTTTCCCTTGATACGCGCCCGTTGTGCTTTGGCCTCGGCCTCTTGTTTCGCTTTCGCTTCTTGCTGTTGATCAGCGAGTTGCTGTGCGCGAATGTCAGGGCGTGCCCAGATGGCGGCTTCATACGCTTGCTCAAGTGTTCCGGTATAACCACTTCCAATGAGCTGTCCCATATCGGCCTGAACAGCGTGGAAGTACTTATTCTTAGGATCTTTAGCGAACGCATCGATAGCGGCCATGACTTGCTGCTCTTGCGCTTGGCGCTGAGCTTCGGTTTGCTGCAGGGTCGATGCGCGAAGTTGGGCCACCTCTTGTTGGAGTGCAGCTACTTGCGGATTAACCTCAGCGGGCGAACCTAAAAGATTTAAATCAACTCCATACTGGCGGATCACTTGTGCTATGGCATTGGCCTTAGCCACAGGATCCGCGGTCTGGAGGATATAAGCGGTATTCATTACCGATTGAATGGCAGCCGGCACCGTAGTCCCAGCAGCCCTGATAGCGGCCTCATAGGGAGCGGCTATCTTTTGAATCTCTTTGGCGAATGCCCGTTCCTCATCTACCTTGCTGAAGCCCTTAGCCATATCCGCTTCCCGCTTGGCAATCTCAGCGCGGATATCTGGGTCTATAGCAGCCCACTTAGCTTTAGCGGCATTGGACCAACTATTGGGAGCCGGAATAAAGGAAGGAGCGGCGGAAACTTCGGCTGTGGGGAGAGTTGTGACCGAAGGTTCAGGTGGCCGCTCCTTCGCAGCCTCTATACCTTGGTTATCCTCTTTAACTTCAGCAGATGCAAATTTACCTTGATTATCACGTACTGGCTCAGTCTTTACCGGTTCAGCCTTTGACTCAGGTTCCTGGCGGCTTTCCACCTCATCGCGTGCAGCCATTAGCTCATCGCGTAAAGAGCGTTCCGGGATTACTTCTGCTTCATCTGCCGCCATATTGTTTCCCCAATACTCGTTTCAACTCTTTCGCTACTTCGCCCTTCTGGGGCCTGAAATCATTCTTGATTGGCTTTATCGGCTCATTGCCGACCTCGACAAAGCGGTTGCGCTTCAAGAACTCGCGATGGTCACGGCGTGAGGTGATCCATTCGCCGGCTCTGTCGCCCGCTACAGCTCTGTACGGGGCGATATCGGGTGTGACCATGGCCGCGGATATCACCTGCACCATCTGGGCGCCACAGCCGCAAGGATGCGTTATAGCGTGATCGCGCACCAAGCCAACAATGCTCTTGCACTCACCACAGGTCGGACACTCGTAGTCGTAGATCATTAGTGAATACCCACAATCTGGCCCTTCTCATCGCGAACCACCTTACGGGGCTTGCGAGCTTCCTTTAGCGCCTCGGTGAGCTTGGCAATGGCCTGAACCGTCGGTTCATGTTCCTTAGCCTTACCCTCAGCCTCGGCGTCTGCTTTGACCTTAGGCTTGAGCTTTGCCACCTTCTCGGTGTGCTCGCCCTTCACATGCTCGATTTCCTTAGCCTTATCGGCTTTCAAGGACTCAACCCCAACCTGTGTCTGCCGTTCATGCTCAGCCATACGGCCTTCGTGTTCCTGCGTCATGGAGGTGATCTTCTGTTCATGGGCCTGCTTGGAGCCCTCTAGCTGCATCTCGTGCTGATGCTCCATTTGGGCAATCTGAATCTTAGTCGCATTGTCCTTGTCCGCTATTTCCTTCTTAGCTGCGGTCTCAAACTGTGCCTTTTCAGCCTCAAAACGCTGCTTAACCTCAGCTATCGCCTGATCGCGCTGAGTCTCCAACTGCGTCTTATGCGTCGTGACCTGAATATCCGCCTGTGCGCGGGCTTGATCAGACTGAGCATCAGCCGCAGCTTTTGCCTGTGCGATCTGAATATCCGCCTTAGCCTTAATCTGAGCTATCTGGGCATCTGACTGGGCCTGCGCCTGCTGCTTCATCACTTCAGGATTAGGCGGCGGTGGAGTATTGGCTAGCTTCTCGATCGCATCTTCAAATACTCGCTCTAAGCTTCTAGCCACCTTAAAGCCGCGGATGCCAAATAGGATCAGCTCGCCGGCTGCTGGTATCATGCTCTGTGGAACGTTAGAGGCCTCGCCAATCAGCTGCGATACAGCCGTAATGAAGGCCATACGGGCTTCCCGCTCATTATCCTCATCTAGTCTAATAGTCGAGTCTGTCTCCACATCGATGCGAAACTCACGCAATACCGGGTTTTCAAGTAAGGCGGCGACCTCTTCCCAAGTCGGCTCTTTCAGTAAGCTTAACTTGTCGGCTCCGGGCATTTGAACGCCCGGCGCTGGGGCAGCCGGTCCTCCAGGACCTGGCGGCGGTTGGGGACTTCCTTGAGCTGGAGCTTGGCCCGGTTGTCCTTGCATGGGTGGTCCGGGAGCAGCCTGAGGTGCTCCACCTGGAGCCATTCCTTGCATAGGGGGCATTGGATGCTGTGCGGCACTAATGATTGCATTTAACTGCGCCTTCTCAGCCTGTGTAAGAAGTTTAACCCCGGATATCTTCTTGATCGTCTCGATATCATAGTCCGCAATGATCTCGGACATGATGCGGATCACATCGCGGCAAAAGCGCTGTACCTCGCGCTGGGCGTCGGATAACCGCAATACCGCAAACTGCCCCTTGATCTGCTGAGCGGTCGCCGTCTCGTTAGGCTCAGAGAGCCCCCGGATGATGTCCGACATGCCGGTGATCTGGTACACATCGTCAATCATCATCTGGCGCTGCTCGCGCAAGAAGCCCAAGGCTTCGGCTATTTCTTTTAAGGGCAGCAGCTCCATGACGCCGGCCAAGCCGCCCTTCTCTTTTAAGGCTATCCAGCCGTCCACGGGAACGAGAGCGTTCTCAGTGCCCTCAGACAAGAGGCGATCTAGGCCCTCCGCAGAGCTGTCCCTGACACCGGCCACCTTAAGGGCTTTACCGATGGCTGTGATACGGCTCGATAGCTCGTCTATCTCATTCGCCTGATCCTGGTAGAAGGTGAAGTTGGGCGTTGGGACTAACTCTTCCGATGTCAGGTTCGCAAACATCGGCGGCGGGCAGGGGAAGAAGTGCTCAAGCTTTAGCGGGTCATCCTGCTCATCGAGCAATTTGGGGTGGTTCTTACAGAGCCACAGCGCTTTGCGGTCCTGCTTATCCCAAATCTCATAGATAATGGCTTTCTTCTGCTCGCGATTGTCCTGTTTGACCTGAGCGTCCTTTAAGGTCTTTGGCTGCCAGTCCAACGGACAGTCTTTGAACTCTTTACCAAAGCGCTCTATACCCTCTTCACGGGTTAAGTAAACGATGCGCCAGACCGCCCTGACTTCCTCCCAGGTGCGTGCCCAGGTGTGCCCAAAGTCCTCCCAATAGACGTAATCGACCATCGTCTCTTCATACTTGATGCGCTCGGAAGCTGCATCCTCAGCATCATTTGTGACTTCCTCACCCTCAACGGCCTCATCTGCATTGGTGCTATCAGCCGGGTTTAGCTGCTTGTGGAAGTGCGGCACATAGCGCACCCAGACAGTCCCACGGCCTGGCAACTCATAGTCTAAGACCGCCTGGCGGATAACAGCCCCAAAGGGGTTAGTACATTGGATCGTATAGTCCAAGCACCGCTCAAGCACTTCGGCCACCTGACGACCTACTGGGTCCTTATCCTTGAATCGCCGCTCAACCTCAGGTTTAGGATCCCGAGCATATAGCGCCGGCACTCTGGTTTGTACGTTTGACCAAAGGATATTAAGCCTTGTGACCGCATCTTCCCTAGGCGTGCGCACATCCTTGTAGCGCTTCATGATCTTGCGCCCACGCTTCAGCCACTTATCGCTTGTGCGCTCCCAGAGGACAATCTCATTTTTCCAAAAAGCCACCACGGGGGTGGCTACTTCCATGCTCATTCGACTACGCAGAAGGTGATATTGGCCGAACCTGACGATAATGTGAAATAGATGCCTGTAGGCGAGATGATGGGAAAGTAATACCAACCAAGCGCTGGAATGGTAAAGCTAGCCAGGAGTGTTGCCCCACCTGAGCTAGTGCCTGCGGTCAATGTAATAACGCCACTCGAATTGCTAGCCACAAAGAAGCCCAGCATGGCACCTTGTAGTGCCGTAGTTTCAGTTTGGCTACCAGGATCATTAGCCCCACCCACATAGGTGCGGGCCATTGCCGTTCCACCGGCAACCTGCCCGCTGGCTGATAGATTGACAGGCGCACCCAATTCCATATTGCCAATAGCCATTTTAAATTCGCTCCTGTCTTACCTTGTTTCTGTCTTTAGGCCAGAAAAGCTGATCTGCCGTCATATCGTTCAAGAATATGGGCTTAGGCTTGGGCTTCTCAGTGGAGGGGTTCTGCCATACCTGCCCAATGATCTCAAAGGCATCTGAGCCGTGGCTTGCCCAGTCATGCCGCGGCTTACTCTTGAACGCCTTCTTGTCCTCATCGAACTCAAACTGATACTGCCTAAGCGCTTCTATGCCATCGTGGCACTTCTCAAGATCGAACCAGCAGCGCTCGATGGTCTTGCGGCTAGCCTCGATACTGTTTTGCTGGCTAGTTGCCGGGATAACCGACATCTTCACACCCGCATTCCAAGCCTGATTGACGATGGACCGACCGCCTGCGGCCATCAGTTCATGCGCTGCATCATGCGGTACCCAGTGCCGGCCATAGTTGTTATTGATGCTGTAGGGCTTGGCTTTCAAGATATCGCAGTAATGCTCGGTCCCCTGGCCGTTATTCTCGTAATAATCGATTAGGCGGATCTCTCCATGGGTGATCTGCCAGAACCAAATAGCCGTCGAATCATCAAAACCCAAGTCCCAAGCAGTGTGTACAGGAATAGCAGGGTCATAAGGCACAGCGCCGATGCGACCAGACTCAAGAGCAATGCGCATAGGAAGACCATAGACAGCCCCGTGAATAGCCGCCTCAAAACTACATTCGAACTCTTGGGCATACTGATCCTCAGTCATCGACTGACGCGCAGCGGCTAATTCCTCATCCGGCAGTATCTTGGTGCGGCTAGCCTTGAGCATTACCGCAAACCAGTCCTGGGCCTTGGACGAATGGTCCCAAATCTCCCAGAAGGCGTTCTTGCCCTTGGGCGTACCAATAAAGACCGCCCAGCCCTTCCGATCAGTCAAGGCTGGTCGTATTACCTCAGACCAGACCGATGGCTTCATATCGGCATACTCATCCATGATCACACCATCAAAGTAGAGGCCCCGGAGCGTATTGGGGTTATCGGCACCATACAGCCTGATAGTCGCATCATTTAGGAGCTTAACCGATAGATCCGACTCTCTGGGCTCCTCTACCATGATAGGAGCTGCAAAGAACTTCAAATACTCCCACGCCACCTGCTTAGCCTGTCCATAGAAGGGCGCGATATAGGCATATCTGCCGCGCTCCTTCTTGTCCGTAATGGCACGCTTAATCAGCTCATTGATACAAGCTACTGTCTTACCCGCTCGCCTGTGAGCGACTATGCAGCCCCAGCGATGAGTGCGGGCATGGAAGCCCTTGAAGTGATCCCGTGGCGTATACGGGATGACTATCCGTCTAGGTGCCCCAGGTGATAAGGACGGGGCCTGTTGCAGTCTTGCCGTCGTCATCTTTAGGTACCGGCGGGCTAATTGCGCGAGTTAACAAGAACTTGGCCGCTTCAAGCTTAACACTCACAGCCCTTGCGCTTCCTTCATCGAGGCTT